TCGGGAACCCGGCGAACCGGGCGGTGGTTCTTGTAGTCGTTCATCATTGTCTCCTAGGCAATCATCGTAGCTACGAAGGTATTCACTGCAACGAAGATCGCGGTGAGGATGGCGATCACAGTCGAGTCGTTCATCTCATTCTCCAAGTAAGGGGGGAAACCCGGCCCTTGCGGGCCGGGCTCCGGGTTGCTGGTCTTACGCCAGCTTGGTCACTCGGGCCTTCACCTTCGAGTCGGGCCGCGTCGGCATCAACGCCATGTACGGGCTGTTTTCGTAGGTGTACAGCAGGACCGGGTTTTTGCCGCCGAGTTTGTCGAACACCTTGACCGGCGCTTTGTGCTTCTTGCCGAGTTCCTGCATCTTCGCCCAGCACTCGCCGACGTTATCCGCCGACCAAGTTCCTTCGGGATCGGCCTTGACCGTGATCTCCCGTTTGGTGTTCAGGACGATGGAGACGTTACCCGTGTACAGCTTAGCCATTGCAATACTCCTCGAATCTGCCCACCCTCCACGACGGGATGTCGCTTCACGTGATGGGCATTCAGGAGGGGTCTGCGTTGTTAAAGAGCGGTGCTGCATCCGACAAATCCAGACTACCCAAAGTAGACACAGCTGTCAAGTTCCCTAGGCGCAGCCGCTCGCGCCGTGCTCGGTCGCTCGCGCTTCGCGGTCGCTCGCGCGCTGGTTCGAAGTTCGAGGTGGGGGTACATGGACTGGCCGAAGCAAAGCCCCCCCACGTTGTAGGGAACCCCACATAGCGCAGCCCAAAAATAGGACGTGTAAAGTTTCACCCCCCTTGACACCCCCGCATAGCTCCCCTACGCTGCGCGCATGGACAACCTGCCCCTGAACCACACCAAGTGGAACGACCGGCTGGCCTTCGACGTGGCCCTTACCCTCGAAGGAAGTGGTGAGACGCTGCAGGAGATCATCGCCCGGCACAACATCACTGCCAACGACATCCTTGCCTACAACGCCGATCCGATCTTCCTCAAGAAGGTGGAGCACTACCGTGGCGAGGTGCGCGACAAGGGACTGACGTTCAAGTTGAAAGCCCGCGCGCAGGCCGAGGAACTCCTGACAACTTCTTGGTTGTTGATCCACGACCCGGCAGTGTCGCCTGCGGTGAAGGCCGACCTGATCAAGTCCACGGTCAAGTGGGCCGGGCTGGAGCCCAAGGGGGATGTGGTCACCGACGCGGGTGGGGGTGGTGTGAAGATCACCATCAACCTCGGCAGCGCTACGCAGGATGCGCGTACCATCGAGGCTCCCACCTACGAGATCGAAGATGCAACTGCCGTCGAGCATTGACGACCTGTTCACCCAGACCTTCGAGGGATTCCGTGCCGTGTGGCTGGACAATGCCTGCGATGCGCTGCTGGTCGAGGACACCCTGACCCAGCAGAAGCGGTCGTATCAGACACACATTGTCCGATCAAGAAAGCACGGACGCGCATTCATCATCATGTTGCTGGATGATCCCAAGGCGACCCATGGCACTTGAGATCAACTATACGCCGCCGCCCACCGGGGCGAAGTTCATGGCCTCGGACGCGAAGATGCGCGTACTGATGGGGCCGGTGGGCTCGGGCAAGTCGGTGACCTCCAGCTTCGAGATCGTGCGCCGGGCCAGCATGCAGGCACCCAACGCCAACGGCATTCGCAAGACGCGGGCGGCTATCGTGCGGGAGACCGCGCGGCAGCTTCAGGACACGACGATCAAGACGTTCCTCGACTGGTTCCCGCCGGGGCAGTGTGGCGAGTTCATGCGCACCACCAAGACGTACTTCTTCAAGGTGGGGGACGTGGAGTGCGAGATCATGTTCCGCGCGCTGGATGATGCGGACGACGTGGCCAACCTGAACTCGCTGGAGTTGACCTTCGCGTGGTTCAACGAGTGCCGGGACATCCACCCCGACATCGTGGACGCCATGTCCAAACGTATCGGTCGGTACCCGTCGGCCAAGGACGGCGGCCCGACGTGGCATGGGATGTGGGGCGACACCAACCCGCCCACGATGGACACGTGGTGGTACTACCAGATGGAGGGGCTCGACTCCAAGGACGGCGTCAGTCCGAACGACAACGGCTGGGCCGTGTTCAAGCAGCCCTCGGGGCGCAGCGTCTATGCCGAGAACGTCGAGAACCTGCCAGACGGGTACTACGACACGCAGGGTCGGTCCGAGGAGTACATCCGGGTCTACATCGACGGCGAGTACGGGCTGTCGTCGGCAGGGATGCCCATCTACAAGTACTTCCGGCCGGACTACCACATGGCCCGGCAGGGGCTGCGGGCTACCCTCAACGGCGTGCGACCGCTGGTCATCGGGATGGACTTGGGGCTGACACCGGCCGCCGTGCTGGGGCAGCAGGATCCACGTGGACGGGCACTGATACTTGACGAGGCGGTCAGCTTCGACATGGGCATACAGCGGTTCATCCGCACCCGGCTCAAGCCCCTGCTGTTCGAGCGGTTTCCCGGTGCGCCGGTGCTGGTGGTAGTTGACCCGGCGGGGGTGCAGCGGGCGCAGACCGACGAGCGCAGCGTGGTGGACATCATCAAGGCCGAGGGGATGCGGGTCATCCCGGCCAAGACCAACAACGTGTCGGCGCGGATCAACGCGGTGGACGAGTACCTCATGCGGCAGGTCGACGGCGACCCGGCGTTCCTCGTCGATCCCCGGTGCACCCAGTTGAAGGCGGCCATGATGGGGGGATACCGGTACAAGCCCAAGGGCGATGGGGACATCGACAAGAACAAGCACTCGCACGTGGCCGAGGCGCTCCAGTACCTAATGTTACACGTAGGTAACGCTGGGGAAGGGCATGCGCTGGCACGGCGGCGGGAGATCGTGCGTGCCCCTGCCGTAGGCTGGACGTGATACTCTTGGCCGGTCATCTCTCCTCCTGCCCTCTGCCCCGAGGGTTTCACCCCTCCCGAGCGCAAGTTCCGGAGGGGTTTCTTTTTGCTTGACATACCGTATACTTGTTGTCAGAACCCTGCCTCAAGGAGGCTGCCATGGCCACGAAACCCGGAACGATCTACTCGACGAACCCCAAGATGGATACCTCGGGCGTGCGCGCGAAGATGCCGCAGATGGGTTACGACATGCGTCCTCTGCCCCCCAAGGAAGTGACGGGTGGCAAGCTGTATATGAAAGCGCTGCGTGAGGAAGAAGACCTCAACAAGACGCAGACCATCACCAATATCCCCAAGCTCAAGCAGGCCGCCAAGCTGGTCAACGGCGGTATGTCGCCCTACATGGCGATGGAGGTCGTGAAGGGCGAGGAGATGGATATGGGTGAGTACGGCGATAGCTGCTCTCATTGGAAGTGACATGGCCGGTCTGACGTTTCTGCGAGTGGTGAGTAACGCCGATCTTGCGAAGCAGGAGCAGGAAGCGTCTGATCGCGCGTTGCAGGACCGTCAGAACCAGCCGGTGATCCTCGGGCTGGCGGGGTATCTGCGCGAGTGCTGGGACGCAGCCCGCCTTGCCAAGCGGCCCATCGAGTACGTCATGCTGCAGGCCATGCGCCAGCGCAACGGCGAGTACGAGGCGGACAAGCTCACCCAGATCCGAGCGCAAGGTGGCTCGGAGATCTACATGATGATCACTGAGGTGAAGTGCCGGGCGGCTGAGTCGTGGCTGCGCGACATTCTGCTCGACAACGGCTCGCCGCCGTGGGATCTGTCGGCCACGCCCATCCCGGACCTGTCGCCCACGCAGGACAGGGAAGTGCAGGCGATGTTCGCCGAGCGGGTGCTGGGCATCGTGGAGCAGTACGGCAAGGCACCCAACGCCGAGGAGATGCGGGAACTGCGCGAGATGGTGTCGCAGGACTACCGCTTCTCGGTGCTGCATGAAGCCCAGCTTCGCGCCGACAAAATGAAGATCAAGATTCAGGACCAGTTCGCCCAAGGCGGCTGGGAGTCCTCGTTCAACGACTTCATCACCGACCTCGTCACCTACCCGGCGGCCTTCATCAAGGGGCCGGTCGTGCGCCGTCAGCGTGCGCTTGGGTGGAAGACGGACGCCACTGGCCGCACCGTGGTCGAGCCCATCGAGCGTCTGGCCCCTGAGTACGAGCGGGTCGACCCGTTCCGGATCTACCCTGAGCCGGGCATCAGC